AGATGGGTGCCCTGGTCAACCTGGTCAGCCATGACGATGGCCCGGCTGACATCTACAAGACGGTCATTGACGGGGTGCTGGAGCGGCTGCGCAGCAGCACTGACGAGCAGGCCAAGGCCTGGCTAACCCTGCAGCCAGACAGGTCGCTGGCCAAGCCAGCCGTGATGACCCTGCCCTACTCAGCTACCCGCTCAGCCTTCTACTTCAACTGCTACGACTGGGCCCTGGAGCGCAGCGAGCAGCTGTTTAACAAGCGCAGCTGGGTCAACCTGCCTGGTGCCCACAAGACCGTGCATTACATGGCAACCCTGCTGCACGAGGAGGCGACCAGCATGGTGGGCCCTGCCGCTGAGGCCATGGAATGGCTACGTGCTGTCGGCAAGGCAGCAGGCAAGGCTGACGTGCCCCTGCAATGGCACGCACCCTCTGGCCTGCTGGTCCACCAGTCGTACCCAAACCTAAAAGAGAAGCGGATACGACTGAACTACCTGTCGGATGTGCGCTTAGATATTCGCTGCCAGGTCGAAGACCTTGGCATGGAGACCAGGCGGATGGGCAACGCGCTCAGCCCCAACGTGATCCACAGCCTGGACTCAAGCCACATGGCGTTGGCCACCATCGACGCTGTCGGTGCCGGCGTCAGCAACCTTGGAGGTATCCATGACTGCTTCGTGACAACACCAGCGGAGATGACCCAGCTCCGCGACTCCGTGCGCAAGTCCTTTGTGCAGATCTACGACCAGGACTGGTTCGCCCGCATAGCGGATCAACTCTTGTCACAGATCCCAACGCAAGCGTTGCCGTCCCTGCCAACCAGGCCCATCGTGGGCCGGCTTGATCTGACCCAGGTCGAGCACAGCAACTACTTCATCACATGAACTATCAACAAACCGAGAAGATCAAATTCACCACACCGATCTGCAAGTTCAAGTACGCCTGGCTAGTTGAGCCAGACACCAAGTTCGACGCACCGGTCTACAAGGTCACCGCCTTGGTCCCAGCCGATGAGGCCAACGAGCTGGCCGAACAGCTGGACCAGTTGATGGAACGGTACAAGGTGCAGCTCAAGACGGCAGAGCCAAGCAAGAAGTTCAAGCTGGCCCCGCCCTCGTATGAGTTCACCGAAGAGAACGGCGAGCCTGTGTTTGCCTTGAAGATGAAGCGCAAGGCCAATGGCGTTGGCAAGGATGGCCGGCCATACACCAGCTCGGTCGCACTCTTTGACTCGCAAGGCAAGCCGATTGCCGATGCCCAGCCCTTGTCCAAGATGGGGGCCGGCACAACTGGCCGGCTGACATTCCTGGCTAGCCCCTACAACAACGCATCTGTTGGCGTGGGGTTATCGCTCAAGGTCATGGCAGCACAGGTCATTGAGTTTGTGCCCTACGGCGGAGGAGCAGAAGGCTATGGCTTTGCCCCAGTCGAAGGCGGTTGGACGCAGCAGGCGGCGGCCCCGGTCCCGTTCGATGCAACCAAAGCCATCGCAAGCGTCGACGACTTTGGGGACTTCTAAGTTCCGCAGCAAGTTTGAGCGGACCGTGGCTGCAAGCCTGGTCAAGCGGGGCCTGGAGTTCTACTACGAAAACCAGGCCCTCGCCTACCGCATCGAAGCTGTCTACAAGCCAGACTTTTGCTTACCGAACGGAGTGATCGTCGAGACCAAGGGGCTGTTTGGCCCTGAGGACCGCCGCAAAATGATCGCAGTCAAGCAAGCGCACCCTGATCTAGACATCAGGCTTTGCTTCCAGAACGCCAACGTCAAGTTGAGCCGTGCCCCCAAAGCCCTTGCCTACTGGCAATGGGCTGAACGGCATGGGTTCCTCTGGTGCGAGGGCCACATACCCACCACCTGGTTCCATGCCGTCCAAGTTTCTGAAGCACGAACCTTGTCCTAGCTGCAACAGCAAGGACAACTTCGCCCGTTACGACGACGGCCATGGCCATTGCTTTGGCTGCGGCTACCAAGAGCAACCCAAGAAGGACAACCCACCACCTATGCCTGTCCTCGCTCCACCCAAGGTCAAGCTGCTGGACTTCATCACCACCAAAGCGTTGAGCAAGCGTGGCCTGACCGAGGAAACCTGCAAGCTGTACGGCTACGGCAGCACCAGCCACAACGGTGACCCTGTGCAGGTGGCCACCTACCGGGACCAGAAGGGCTCACCTGTTGCCCAGCACATCCGCTACCCCGACAAGAAGTTCCGCTGGATTGGGGACACCAGCAACGTCCAGCTGTGGGGCCAGCACCTCTGGCGCCAAGGGCACGGCGGTGGCACCAACCTCTTTGTCGTTGTGACAGAGGGGGAGATCGACGCCCTCAGTGTTTCGCAGGTACAAGGCAACAAGTTCCCCGTTGTCTCGCTACCCAACGGCGCACAGTCAGCACGCAAGTACCTGGCTGCCAACCTCAAGTGGCTGAGCCAGTTCAGTCGCATCGTCCTGTGCTTTGACAACGACGAGCCAGGCATTGCCGCGGCCGAGGATGCCATGACGGTCCTGCCCCTGGGCAAGGTCGCTATCTGCCGGCTACCCCGCAAGGACGCCAACGACATGCTTGTCGCTGGCGAAGGGGACAAGCTGCGTGACCTGCTGTGGAAGGCAACACCAGTCAGACCCGACGGCATCGTCAACGCAGCTGAACTGTGGGATGAGCTGATCAGACCAGGGGCTGAGTCGGTGTGCGAGTACCCCTGGCCACTGCTCAACAGCACAACCCGTGGCTTTCGCAAGGGCGAGATGGTGACCCTGACCGCAGGCAGCGGCACAGGCAAGTCATCCATATGCAGGGAATGGACCTACCACTTCCTGCGCAAGGGCCTGCGCGTGGGCTACATCGCACTGGAGGAGTCGTTGCAGCGGACCATGCAGGGCATCGTTGGCATCCAGCTCAACAAGCCCATCCACCTAGACCCTGGCCTGGCTGCACAGGCTGACGTGCGTGCAGCGTTTGACCAGTTGCTGGGTACAGGACGGCTGTTCCTGTACGACCACTTTGGGTCCATGGATCCCGACCGTTTAATCGAGCAGATCCGCTACCTGTCAGACGTAGAGGGGTGCGACGTCTGTGTGCTGGACCACCTGACCATCGTGGTCAGTGGCCTGGCTGATCTCGATGAGCGGCGTGCTTTGGATGTGATCTGCACCAAGCTGCGCCAGGTCGTTGAGCAGACAGGCATAGGCCTGGTGCTGGTGTCCCACCTCAAGCGGCCAGAAGGCCGCGGCCATGAGGAGGGTGCGCAGACATCGCTGTCGCAACTGCGCGGCTCCCACGCCATAGCCCAGCTCAGTGACGTTGTCGTTGGTGCCGAAAGGAACCAACAGGGTGACGTCGCAGAGCGCAGCGAGCTGCAACTGCGGGTCCTCAAGAACCGCTTTAGCGGCCAGACCGGCCCAGTCGACAGGCTTGTCTACGACCAGGAGACAGGCCGCCTCACAGTCCCCATGTCTCATTACTTCGGATCATGACTCTCCTCATTGACGCTGACTACCTACTGCACTCCAGCTGTGCTGCCTGCGAAACCGACGTCCGCTGGAGCCAGGACATACACACCCTGCACCTGGACGAAGGCGAGGTCAAAGAGCTGATCTGCCTGTCGCTTGACCGCTACCGGGAGATGACCGGGCACAGCGGTGTGATCATGTGCTTTAGCGACTACCCCACCTTCAGGCACGAGGAGCACCAGGACTACAAGGCCAACCGCATTAACAAGCGCAAGCCCCTTGGCTACAAGGATCTGCGCAACTGGCTGTCAAGTGCTTACATCAGCAGCACCATGCCCGGCCTTGAGGCAGACGACGTCATGGGCCTGTTGGCTACCGGCACCCAGGTCGATGAGCCTGTCATGGTCAGCCCCGACAAAGACATGCGCACAGTCCCCGGCTTGCTTCTTGCCAAGGAAGAGCTTGAAGTTGTCACCTTGCTTGAGGCCAACAGAACATGGATGAAGCAAACCTTGACTGGCGACAGCGGTGACAACTACCCCGGTGTCAAAGGCGTTGGCCCAGTGGCAGCTGAGAAGATCCTGGGTGATGCAGTCACGCTGCGGCAAATGTGGCCCAAGGTGGTGGCGGCTTACCAGAAGTCAGGCCTGACCTTCAAGGATGCAATCCTTAACGCCCGGTTAGCACGCATCCTGCGTCACGGGGACTATGACTATGAAGCGGGCCGAGTCCGGTTATGGGATCCGGCAAGCGAACCAAGCCTGTATGACCATGAATGAGGAACTGTGGCCGCCAGTTGATGAGGCGGTTCTGCAAAAATTAGAGGCGACCTTCCCGGAGCTGTGCCCTGGCGAAGGCTGGACTGATCGCCAGATATGGATTTATGTAGGTCAACGCAATGTGGTCCGCATGTTGCGTTCCATTTATCTTGAACAAAACGAGGTCTGAACTATGTGCGGTGGTGGCGGTTCCCCTTCTCCTCCTGACAACAGCGCAGCGCTAGCTCAGCAACGCGCCCAGATGGAGCAGCAGCAGCGGCAGTTTGATCAGCAGATGGCTGTGCAGCAATCAAGGTACGAGGAGCAGAAGAAAATTGCTAACGCGCCTCCTCCCCCTGCCCCTAACCCAGTAGCAGAAGCTCCTGCACCTGCCCTTGAAATGGCCAACGTGTCTGGCGCCACAATGGCAAAAGGCACCGGCCGCAAAAAGCTGCGTACTGACATCCCTGCCAGCGCTGGCGGCGGCGCTTTAGGTATTCCTAAGTCTGTGTAAATGGAACTGAAACTGACGAGCAGTGTCGACCGCCAAGCCAAGCCGTATGGCGAAAGCGATGGCGACAGCACGGCTGCGGCCCGCTACCAACAGCTGGCGTCCAACCGAAGTCAGTTTCTGCAGCGGGCCAGAGATTGCAGCAAGGTCACCATCCCTGGCCTTGTGCCGGAGGTAGTTGAAGGGGAC